TAATGCAAGATAATCAAATAGTAATACTACTTGTGATAAAAAAGAAAAATGAAAGGGCATAAAAAATATATCTCTATAGTAATGAGAATCTTTATGATAAATAAAAGTCGTTTGACTAAAAAGAAACCTAAATCAATAGTTCACGGTGGTGCAGTTAAAGCCAACCAATTATTTGCTGATAGGGGAAAACAGGCAATTTATTCTATGCTAAAACCAAAGACCGCCCAAAAGTATATCTCTTTTAATTAAGAAAATCTATAAGTAATATATAATGGCTGACTCTTTAGTTTTTGCTGAATCCGTGGATAGTGAATCAAGTGAACCGATTATGATGGACCGCCAATGGCTATATGTAAACGACCAGAACAACAGTTCATATGGTTCACAAATAATTTTGGACTCAACCGCTATTTCCAACTCCGGAGCGTATCTTGGATGGAATGAAGGTCTAATAATTTGTCCATTGGTGCTACAGATTGAAGGCCCTTCTACTGCTTTTATTGCTACTAATAGTGTAGACTATGCCCTAGCCCTAAAATCAGGCTACTTTCAATTACTTCACTCACTTAGCGTAGAGTTAAACAACGGTTCAGTTGTACAGACTTCTAACTTTTTGAATGTTTTTACTTCTTTTAAATGTTTGACTTCGTGGAGTGATAATGACCTGAAAAATTGGGGGGCGGTAACAGGATTTTTTCCAGACACGAGTACATCGTGGGTCTATAATTCAATTGCTTCCAGTGCTACAAATGGTCTCTCGCCTAATGGTCTTGGTATCTGCAATAATCGTACTGCCTTCACGACTACAATGTTTTCTAATGCTATACTCGCTGGTGCTACATATGTTCAAAACACAGTTCTTCCTACAAGTTTCCCAGTTCTTAACACCCCAGCAACCATCTCGGCTAATTCTAAAAATCAGTGTGTAAATCTTGGTCTTCTTCAGCGTCAGCGATGGTTGGCGTTCTCGCCTACTCTTGCAGTATCCGGTACTCTTAGTGATTCGTCTAATAAGATGCTTCTTCTTGGACAGAACACCGTTAATCTTAATGCTATTTTCCAGTCGTACATTCAGGCAACTGGCCCTGCCGGTGCTGAAACTGGTCGTGCTATTGTTTTCAACGCCGTTATACGCTTAAAGGATATTTGCGATTTTTTCGGTAAAATGTGTCTTTTGAAGGGGGCTACAATTCGTCTTTACCTTAACACAAACCAGACCTACTTCACGGTCAATGCTTATGCTGGTACTATTAGCACTGCAGGCGTAGTCGTCCCAGCGTCTCTTTCTCTCGCATCAACTCCAGTCATACTTGGTGGCGGTGGAACTAATCCAATTATGGTTTCTTCGCTAGATGTTGGTCAGGGTCTTTTCCCAGCCGTTATGTCTATAGGAACAACTCCTACTGAAAAACAGACTCTCACTCAGTTTAAGGTTGGTCTTTCTATTGTTCGTACTCAGTTCTCTCAATTTACTAGTCAAGTATCCGCTCCAATGCAGGCAGTTCGTCTCTATGTTCCTGCGTACACGCTTACCCCACAGGCAGAGGCTCGGTATCTCGCTATGTCGCCTACGAAGAAAATCGTCTACAATGACTTCTTTCAATTTACAATTCCATCGGTCTCTGGGTCTTTTAATGTCCTTGTTTCTAATGGTCTGCCTTCGCTTCGCTCGGTATTGTGTGTACCAACTATAGATAAAATTTCTAATGGAAGTGATGCTGGTGCAGGAAACTATGTTGGCGTAACTACTTCTTCGCTTCTCTCGCCCTTTAGTTCTACCGGCGGTTCCCCAGACCCCATACCAATAACCCAGTTTAATATACAACTCTCTGGGAAAAATGTTTACAATGCTAATATTGATTACGATTACCGTGCCTTTGTGGAACAGTTGGTCTCTTCCAATCAATTGAACGGTGGTATGACTACCGGATTATCTTCCGGTCTCATTGGATACAACGATTTTGAACAATTGTATCGGTATATATATACAAACTGTTCTCGTGGGGCTGTACAAGATGTTGGTGTTGCAAAATCAGTACAGATTCAGGGAAACACTCAATCTCAGGCTACGGTTTCTATCCTTGTGTTTTGTGAGTTTGAACGCTCGGTGGTAATCAATGTTGCAAGTGGTCAGGTTGTAGTCTAAATATTACAATCTAAATATTTAATATAAAAAGCAAGATTCCTTGTATTTTTACATTAAAACCTACTCTTAATATATAATGGTTGCAAAAAAATCAATGATGATGGGTGAAGGTGTTGCCTTCCATAAACCAGTTTCAAAAATGCGTACGGTTCGTGTTGACCTTACGCCGAGACAATCTCTTGTTTTGCGAAAAGGTGGTGCGATTACTATTAAAGCCATTACGGATAGTGGTTCACACGAAATAACTTTGCCTGAAATTGAAATTAAAAAACTTATGACAAAACTGCAGAAGGGTTCTGGTGGTCGTGTTAGTTTAAAGGGTGGTGGAATTGTGGAGGATTTCGGTCGCTATGTGAAGCCCTTGAGTGACCGTGCTATTGATAGAGGAATTCAAGCCCTAGACGGTTCAGGTGTCTTTGATATGATGATGAAACCAGTAATGACTGATAGAATGGTTATGAAACCTGCAGTAATGCCTAATAAAAACAATCTTCAGTATTTCACACCTGAAGAATTGATTAAGTATGGATACAAGGGTTCAGGTGTTAAAAAGCGTGGTCGCCCACGAAAAGGTATGGGAATGTTTGATTTTCTTGACCCAAAGAAGAATGGTGCTGACCGTTTTTTCACGCAGACTTTACCTAATACTTTGGTAGACGAGGGAATTCCTATTGTGGCTGGAGTAGCAGGTTCTACTTTGGGGAGTGCTACAGGTAATCCACTTTTGGGTTTGGCTGGTTCTATGGCTGGAAAGGAACTTGGAAAAGAGGCAAGCCGTCGTATTCGCAAAGCACAGGGTCGTGGCTTGGCGGATTTGGCTATGGAAGTAGGAAAGCAAGTAGCGAAAAAAGTAGCCAAGAAAGTAATCAGTGTTGGAGCAAAGAAGGCGAGACAAGGTTCTAAATATCTTATAGACCGTGCTGAATCTCTTGGAAATGAATTGGTTGGGGAAGGCATATACCCTGCGAATACTGGGTCAGGGATATACCCTGCCGGTGTAAATCTTCGTAAGGGTTCTGGAATGAACGCACCACCTATTCAACTTGGGTCGCCATACCTGCAGAGAGGAAGTGCAGGTTGGAATCCATACATTCCAAGCCAAAATCCATTTACTACCAATACGATGGTCGGTCGTGCTACAAAGGGTTCAGGAATGATTGTTCGTGTATGAAAATAACAATATATTATAATGTTTGAAGATGAACCTACATCTAATTTTGAATTAGAAGAACTTGCTAAAAAATATGACTTGCCTTTGTTAATGGTTTGTTCCAAAGACGAATTACCTAAAAAAATACAAGTAGGAAGTTATTATGTAAATATGCAAGACTCAACAGAAGGGAATGGTACACATTGGGTTTTAATTAAAATTTTTGATAGGAAGAATGCTTTGTACTTTGATTCCTTCGGTCAACCTTTACCATTACAGGTTTTAGATTTTTTAAAACATTATAAACCAATACCCTATTCAAATAGACATATACAAAACATAGACAGTTCTCGTTGTGGCTTGTATGTTGTGGCTTGTGATAGGTATATGAATAAAGTTATGCGGAGACAAATGTTAGAACAGTTTGACGACTTCTTGAATATGTTTACCGCAGACACAAAGAAGAACGATAAAATCTTGGTGGATTATTTGAAGAATTAATTTAACAAAAATCTAATGTTAATGTATATGCCTAAAGCGTCAGTTGTGTTTGAAGGTACAGGATTAAAGGATAGCAGTAAAAAATTATATTTGTCTCAACTTACAAAGTTGAACGACGGTAAGGAACCGGCCAACTATAAATTTTTACAGGACACGGAAGCCATAGAAAAGAAGTTGGAAAAATATTCAACTAACTCTAAACGAACCTTTTACATAGCGATTGTAAGTTTCCTACCAGAGAAGAATAAAATCCGTAAATATTATTATGATAAAATGATGGAAATAAATAAAGCAGGAAGAGAGAATACAGATAAGAGTGAAAAGCAAAAAGAGAATTGGTTGTCTCAAGAAGAAGTCAAAGCCATCTGGGAAAAGTTAAGGGACGAAGCCGAGCCAATCTTTAAGAAGAAAAAATTAACTGAAGCCGAGACAAAATTATTGCAATCTTATGTTATATTATCTCTTTATGTACTGCAACCGCCACGCCGTTCGCTAGACTACACGCAGATGATTGTTGTACCAGAGTTTAATGAAAATTTAGATAAAGCCTTTAACTATCTATCTCTAAAGGATAAGACCTTTTACTTTAATAATTACAAGACAGCAGGAACATACAAGACACAATCCAAGCCAATACCAGAAGAACTATTTCAACTATTAAAGAAGTATCGTAAGACCGGATTGATACTACAAAACGGAGACAAGGCTTTAACAAGTCCACAGATGACCATCATATTAAATAAAATCTTTGGAAAGAAAATAAGTGTGTCTATGTTGCGTAATATTTATTTATCAAGCAAATATGGAGATGAATCTAAATCACTAACTAACGATGTAAATGATATGGGTACATCAGTAAATAGTGCTATGCATACTTACATAAAAAAAGACTAAAGAAGTTGCAGAAATATAGCCGACATTGGATTATTTCACATAAATAATGTAAAATAATCTAACAAAGTATAATAATCTAACTCTTATGGATTATGAGATAAAAATAATTCCGGAATTATTAGGGCTTTATTATCTATTTTTCGTAGATTATTGTCTATATTTGGATTATTTCACATTATTTATGCGAAATAATCTATTATGTCCGCCTTTTTCTGTAGTAATACCTATAACTTTTCCGTTATCTCATAGTAATCATTAAAGCCACTACGAAATCTTTTATCCTTGTCCCCTTCCAAGTCTAACATAAGGAAGCCCTGCTTATCACTCGTAGCATCGTCATACATTTCTTTCATTTCTTTTTTATCCACACCAAGCGAATACTCACGCATAATCATCGTTAAATTTTTGAGAGAAGAAAGTTGTTTTATTATGATGTAAGTTAAATTGTTTCTTATCATCTTCGGCACAGCATAATAAGACTGCGTCAAGTAGGCTAAACTACAATTTTTCTTACGAAGCCGAATGAACGCCTCCTCTATTACCTTTTGATTCTTTTCGTTGACTAAATCATCAAAGACTAGTAGCCTCTGCTTCTCTTTATCAAATTTATCAATATCCGGTAATCCTTCTTTATTAAATTCCATTATCTTTACGGATTTATCTTTGGAGTATTTATCTTCTAGAAATTCGTATAATGGTTCTGCCTTAGATTTACAACAAATAATAATCTCTTCAAAAGTGTCAGGCATATTGTATATCAGGTTCATTAATGTTGAAGTTTTACCTGCACCAGAATTGCCTGCTATAAGCATTCTAAACGGAGTCTTAATATGATGCTTGTCAAAGTGCGGATTATGTTGTTGCGTAAGAAACTTTTGAACGCCCTTGTGTG